CACGGAAGAACGCAAAGTCCACAAAGCTATCAGGCGTGGGTCTGTATTTGCTCTCACTCGACAATGAAGAGGGCGCAGAAGTTTATTCGGCAGCGACAACCCGCGATCAAGCAAGAATTGTTTGGCAAGACAGTAAGCGGATGGCTGAAAAGACTCCTAACTTAAAATCTCAGTTGGGTGTGGACACTTCTGCTCACACAATATTCGTACAAGAGACATCTTCAGTATTCCGACCGCTATCGCGTGATCAGGGTGGTAATCACGATGGTTTAAACGTACATGCCGGTCTTATTGATGAATTACATGCTCACAAGACAAGAGAACTGTTTGATGTCATAGAGACAGCTACAGGCGCAAGGGATCAACCCCTCATTTGGGCCATTACAACGGCTGGATTCAACCGTGCTGGGATATGTTACGAGCAGCGTGACTATGCCATCAAGATATTGAAGGGTGTTCAGGAAGATGATGAATACTTCTCAATCATTTACACGGTAGATGATAAAGACCTAGACAACATGGATGCACTGCTCTCAGACGAGCGGATTTGGATGAAGGCAAACCCTAATTGGGGTGTGTCGGTCAATCCAGATGACATCGCTCGAAAGGCCCGTAAAGCCAGAGAGGTTGTGTCGGCTCAGAACAACTTTTTGACTAAGCACTTGTGTGTTTGGACTAACGCAGATAGCGCTTGGATGAATATGGCGCTCTGGGACAGGTGTGCCGATCAAACGCTGGACATTGATGACTTTCATGGTGTCGATTGTTACAAAGGTACGGATTTAGCGTCCAAGATTGACATTGCATCTGATGTCACTGTCTTCGTTAAGAAGGTAGATGGTGAAGACCATTACTACGTCTTTGATCGTCACTTCTTACCTGAAGATCAGATAGAGAACTCTGTAAACGCACAGTATGACGGTTGGGAACGCAGTGGTTACATCACTTCGACACCCGGCAATGTCATTGACTTTGACCTAATTGAAGACGGTTACATCGAGGACGCTAAACGATTCAATATTGTTGAGTGTGCTTTTGACCCGTTTCAGGCAACGCAGTTTTCAACGCGAATGATTCGAGAAGGCTTACCCATGATTGAGGTAGGCGCAACCGTTAGAAACTTCAGCGAGCCAATGAAGCAGCTTGAGGCATTGGTTATATCTGGAAGGCTTCACCACAACGGCAACCCTGTATTGAGTTGGATGATTTCAAACGTGGTTTGCCATTTAGACAAGAAAGATAACATCTATCCAAATAAAGAGTTCCCGCAAAACAAGATTGATGGTGTTGTTGCCATGCTTATGGCTTTCAATCGAATCATGGCAGCAGATGAAAACGCTGGTTCGTTTGCAGACTTTTTAAATGATCCCATCGCACTAGAGATATAAATTATGGCATTTAGGAATTGGGTATCCGGCTTCTTCGGAGGTCAGGCCACGCGCCAAGAAAGTGGTCAACAGGTGAATATCCCTTTTTCATCTGCTGTTACTACATCAAAGCCTGTCAATGAGGATACTGCCTTACAGGTTAGCGGGGTATGGGCCTGTATTAACCTGCTATCAAACACCGTTGCAGCGCTTCCGCTGAGGGTTTATGACAACTCAGGCGAGAGTAAGCAACTGGTTAAAACGGGTGAGAACGCAAGGCTTTTAGGTCGATCACCTAACGCATTACAGACCCCATTTAACTTTAAACAGACAATGATGCTGAATTATTGTTTGCACGGTAATGCCTACGCTTGGATACACAGAAATGGCCGTGGCGAGCCTATATCGCTTAATCCACTTCCAGCACAGCAGGTAACTCCTGATATTCAACCTAACGGTTCGGTTGTTTATGAGTTCTATGCGGATGCAGGAAGCGAGTTAGATAAGCACATTATTGCTTCTGAAAACATGGTTCATGTCCGGGGCATGGGCAACGGTTACGTTGGTTTATCTACTTTGGGCCATGCCAAGCCGAGTATTAGCTCTGAGATTGCGACTCAGGACTTTGGTGCTAGTTATTTTGGTGGCAACGGCAAGCCCATAGGTGTGTTCACTATAGATCAAGTGTTAGATGCCACTCAGCGAGCTAAATTTAAAGAAATGCTCTCAGGCATAAAAGATGACAGCCAAAACCAGAAAACATTGTTGCTTGAGGCTGGTGTTAAATACCAAAAAATCCAATTAAACCCAGACGAGATTCAGATGTTGGAATCAAGGCGTTACAACCTTGAAGACATCGCTCGGTTTTGGGGTATACCTTCAATACTGATAAACGATAACAAAAACACAACCTCTTGGGGCTCTGGTATTGAGCAAATCATCATTGGGTGGTTAAGCACAACACTCAATCCGCTATTGACTAATTGGGAGCAGGAGTTGGAGCGCAAGCTTCTCTCAGGCACTCAGAAGAACACGCACAATTTTAACTTCGATGTATCTGATCTATTGAGGGCTGACACCAAAGGCCGCGCTGAAGCTCTGCGTAGCATGGTGGTGAACGGCATGATGACACCAAACGAAGCGCGTATACGGCTTGACCTGCCACCAATGCCTGACGGTGACGATCTTTATATGCAGGGTGCAATGCTTCCACTTGCTCAAATAAAAGAGCAAGCCGCTACACCAGCAGCTCCAGCAGTTAATCCACAACCCAGCGAAGAAATAAACGAACCAGAAGAACCTGAACAGGAAGAAAACGATGAAGAAGACTTGGTATCAGATTCAGAATAAGTACGATTCTGCTGAGATTGAAATCCATGACGAGATTGGTTCTTGGGGTATCTCAGCGAGTTCATTTGCAAGTGATTTGAAAGCGTTAGGTGATGTTAAGTCCATTAACGTAAGCATTCACTCGCCCGGAGGCAGTGCCTTTGATGGCATAGCTATTCACAACATGCTAACGGCACACAAAGCCCCAGTTAATACTTCTGTATTAGGTGTGGCAGCTTCAGCAGCTTCAATCATATTGATGGCCGGTGACACGATCACTATGCCGGAAGATTCTTTCTTAATGATCCATGAGCCTTTCACTATGGCTATGGGTAATGCAGAAGAGTTGCGCGAAACAGCAGACCTGTTAGATAAGATGACAACCAGCCTGGTCAACATCTATGAAAAGAAAACAGGACTCGATGAAAAAGAAATTCGCTCGATGTTAGCCGAAGAAACTTGGCTTAACGGTATCGAAGCCGTTGATAAAGGTTTTGCAACTGAAGCAGTTAATCGCAAGGTTGCTGCATTATCAAAAGATTTTATCAGGCATTTCAAAAACGCTCCTTACAAAGATGAGCGTAATACTGACTTTGCTGATTTTAAAGAATTTAAAGCCTACCTATGTAAGTTAGGTGCTTCAAATAGCGAGGCTGAAAGAGTCTTGCATTCCGTGAAAGATTTGCAGAGTAAGTCTGCCGTTCAATCACTCGATCTCACTCAATTATCCTCTCTATTAAATAAAGGAATTAAATCATGACCGAATTAAGCTCACAGGTTGAAAGCCTGACTAAAGATGTTGGTGAATTCATCAATAAAACTAACGAAGAAGTTTCTGCTCACGGCAAAATGGGAGTTAAAAACCAAGAAGCCTTGAAGTCACTTACTGACAAAATCGAAGCTCACACCGAGACTCTTGCTGATCTTGAACAGAAGTTTGCTGCTCCTAAAGCAACTGCTAACCGCATTCTTACTCTTGGCGATGCGTTCGCTGAGTCTGATGCGTTTGCTTCTTTCAAAAATAGCGGTTCACGCGCTCGTTTGGATATTCAGAACAACACTACTGTTGGTAGTGATGTAACTGTTGCTCCAGATCGCAGAGGTGGAATTGTTCCCGGTGCATCACGCGCCTTGCGTGTTGCTGATGTTCTGCTTGCTGAGAATACTTCATCCAACGCTGTTGAATACACGCGAGAGCTTGTGTGGACTGACAACGCTGCTGAGACAAATGAAAACTCAGCGAAGCCTGAGTCTGCTATTACTTTTGAATTGATTAGCTCTCCGGTTAAAACTATAGCCCATTGGCTGAAAGTTTCTAAGCAGGTTGCTGATGATTCGCCTTTGTTAGTCTCTTACATCAATGGCCGTTTGGCTTACGGTGTAGAGCATCGTTGTGATTCTCAGCTTATCAATGGCAGTGGTACGGGTTCAAATTTGCTGGGTATGCTGGCAACTGCTGGCACAACTTACACAACTTTTACTCGCGGTACTGTTGGCGCTCCTTTAACTGAGCAAATTCGTGGTGCGATCACTCAAGTTCAGGTTGCTGATTACAACCCAACGGCTGTAATTATGAACCCGGAAGATGTTGAGTCGATTGATTTAGAAGAAACCACAGATGCAGAGTTCCGCGCTGCTAATCCTCGCATGAGTATCCCTAACCAAGTTTGGGGTCTTCCTATTGTTGTAACTAACGCTATGCCACAAGGCCAATTCCTAATTGGCGCGTTTGATATGGCTACTGCGGTTATTAGTCGTCAAGGCACTGTTGTTGAGATGTTTGAGCAAGATGACACTAACGTGCAATCTAACTTAATCACTCTGCGAGCAGAGCAGCGTAAGGCTATTGCACATTATCGCCCGCTTTCTGTTGTTGGCGGTGCTTTCCTTTAAGCCTTAACTAAGTAAAAGGTAGGAACATGAAGAGAGAAATAGTATCTGTCGCGGCTGATGATGTCGTTACATTAGCAGAAGCAAAGGATTGGTTTGTTGTCGAGCATAATCTTGATGACACTCTTATCACAAGCATTATTGATTCTGCTGTTGATATGGTTCAGCAATATACTGGGCGTATATTAAGATCGACTGTGGCAGATTACTATTTCGACTCTTTTGAAGAGACTTTTTATATTGAGTCTTATCCTATTCAATCAGTAGACGGAATATCTGTTTTGGCTACTGTTGGGCAAGTAAGTAATTATGTGGGTATAGGAAGTATCTATCCATATCAATATGACTTGCTTGGCCCAACACCCAAGGCTGTAAAAACGGAAGGCTTTGACCTAGCTACAATTCCGTATGACAAGACTAAATTAAACCCAATAAAAATTAGAGTAACTGAAGGCTACACAACCGTACCTGATGCTTTGCTAACAGCAATTAAATTATTAGCTGCTGATATGTATCGCAACAGAGAAGACACAGGCATTAACAAGCTAGAGTCCATTCCTAATGGTATGAGATTCCACTTAGATGCTTATCGAGTAGCTCCCAAGTTCCACGGTGTCCTATGAGGCCACCCGCAGGAACACTAAAGGATTCTATTCGTATCGAGAGCCACAATATTGGTCACGATGCGAGTACAGGCCAGCGAATAGATGTGTGGACAACAGTTTTAACAGTCCGTGCAGACATCAAGCCGCTTAGAGGCAAAGAGCGCTGGTCAAGCATTAGCGAGGTCATTGAAGACCTTGCGAAAATAACTATCAACTGGCATCCATCACTTAATGATCTCAATGCGACATATCGAGTCGTAGACCTGTTAAGTGGGGCGATCTACAACATTGAAAGTGTCGTTGATATTGGCAACATGCACCAAACATTAGAGTTGATGGCTACCAAGCTTTTAAAGGATCAACCGGGTGGCTGATAACGTCCAGTATGAGGAAACCGTTAAGGCTATTGGCCGAGCGGATGCAAAGACGATACAAAGAAGTCTCTTAAAAGCACAGAGAGCCGCTGGTCGTTACGTTCGTACCATCATGCGAGCCAACGCGCCTAAAAACAAAAGAAACAAACCTCACAGAAATAATGTAAAGGGCGATTCAGGTAAGAAAAGTATCTGGTTAGCTCCCGGCTGGACTAAGAAATCTATATCAGTTGTAACCTTTCGCCAAAAATACGATGGCGTTCGGCTTGTTGCTGTGGGTGTAAAACAGACTGCTTACTACGCATCAAACTTTGTTGAGTTTGGATACATGCCAGGTAAGCGACCCAAAGCAGTCAAGGAAGCAAGTCGAAACCTCTCAAAGTCCGGGAAGAAACTTTCCGATGTGGCTAGGGGTGAGTTGGGCGATACGAGAACAACGAAAGTAGCACCAAGACGATGGATAAGAGCTTCAGAGAAGCAATCTCGTCCGAGAGTTTTAACTATGGTTGCCAAGCAACTCAATAAAGATATGAAGAAGATATTTATATGATTGCTATAGACCTCCAACAATATTTGCAAGCGAGCGCTGGCGTTTCTACTGACTCCATCTTCCCGCACGTTATGCATGCTGACCACAAAGGATCAGCAATTCTGTACAAACAAGAAAGCTCTCGATTCACCTACTCATTTAATGGTGACGATGATCTGATTAGCTCAGTTGTTGAGTTAGTCATCTTGGACAAACGCTTTGATGTAGCCGTTGCTTTAGCCCAAGAGGTTGAGCTTGTACTTAGAGACTTCACAGGAACTTTTGTAACGGGTTCTCATAGCGTAGAACGAACACAATTCTTAAACGAATACACCGCTTTTGATGCTGACATTGAGCGTTATGTGGTGGTCTTTGAACTTGACATTACTTATCACAGATAGAGGAAATACTCATGGCAACATTCATTAACGGATGGACTTTTAACCGAGGCACTGGATCAGTAGGCTCTTGGACTTACTCAGATGCAATCCCAAAGGTCACAGAATTAGGTGGCTTGGGTAAAGAAAACCCACTCATTCGAGTCACTAGCTTTGATTCGGCAGCAGAAGAGTACATTGCTGGTCTTGCAGACGGCAAAGAGTTCTCAGTAACTTGTAACTTCTTGCCGGGTGACACTATACAGCGAGCAATGGTTGCAGATTGCGATGCAGGTGCGGCAGGTAGCTTTCAGTTTATTGTGGCTGATGGCACAACTACTAAAACAATGGTTTTTGATGTGGTTGCGCTTTCTTGGGAACTGTCGCCATCGTTTGACGACAAAAACAGTATTGCATTCAGCTATAAAATTTCTGGTTCGATTGCTGTTACTTACTCTCCCTAAGATGTAGCTTAACTACATTTCAATAGGCACAACAATGAAGGGTGACAAATGCCTTATTTGATAACAGGTCAGGGCGCGGTGGGTAATCCACCAAGCCCTGTAATTACGCCAGCGCAAAACCCTATCAGTATCAATGCGTTTGAGTCGGTGAGTTCTACCGTCAACATAACCAATCTGTTAGGGACAACGCCAAGCGTATCTCCGGGAACATTTTCGCTTGCTCTTTCTGGTGGCAATACTTGGAATTTAACTTCCTCTGCATTGGCATCTGGTGCGACAGCGACCATCGTTGCTGATAACCTTTATTCGAGTGGTTCTTCTCAGGCCATCACAGTAAATGTTGCGGCTGGTGTCAATTCTCAGCCGTTTATTGGTGGTTGGAATTTCACTATTGGAGATGGTGCTGCGTCTGAAGTCTTTTCTGCTATACCGGGCGTTATTGAGCTTGGTGGACTTGGTAAAGAAAACCCTCTTATCCGTACAACAACATTTGACAGTACCGGGGAAACCTACACTGCGGGTATTGCTGACGGAAAAGAATTCTCAATAAGTTGTAATTTTTTGGCGGGTAATTTAATCCAACAATACATTATTGCTCAATGCGAAGCGGGTGCATCTGGGAATATGGCTTTCTCAGTAACGGATGGTACGACAACAGTAACAATGGCTTTTAACGCTATCTATCAGTCTTGGGAGCAAGCCCCAAGCTTTGAGGATAGAAATACAATTTCATTTAATTTTAAGGTGTCAGGTGGCATCTCACGGGGATATTCATAATGTTCAACTTCAGAGCTAAAGAAATTAAAGTTCAGAATAAGGTAATTCATATTCAAGAACTCAGTGCGGGTGGGCGTAGGGCTTTTCTAAAAGCTTTGCAGAAGGATGAAAAGGATACTTATTACAATCTTGCTGTGATGGTGTCGCAGGGTTGTACCGAGTTCAAAGATCAAACCCCGGAGCAGATTCTTGATCTTGTTCCTGAAGGTGCGCTAACCGAGATAGCTGAAGGTATTACTAAGCTGTCTGGTTTAGCTTCATCTGAAGAAGAGGATGATGAAAAAAAGCCTTAGACACTGTTGATGATTTCTACTTCACCCTAGCCCTTGGGTTGGGGATGACAGTAGGCGAGTTGGGGGAAAGAATGTCTGCGCGGGAGTTTGCTGCGTGGCAGGATTTCTATCAACGGAATCCTTTCGGCAGTTGGCGCGATAACTTCCATGCGGCAATGATGTGCTCGCTAACTTACAACATCAATTCTAAAAGCAACAAAAATTTAGATGAATTCTTTTTTAGGACGAAGGAAGAGGCATCTAAGCAATCTACAGAGAACACCCTTAACTCTTTAATGGCGATGGCGAAAACAGATGGCTAGAAATATTGACCCAATCAACATTAAGATCACGGCTCAGAATGATGATCTGCTCTTCAAGCTCAATAAGTCTGGCGAGCGCATCAAAAAGATGTCGCAAAAAGCTGATAAAGACCTAAAAAAAACATCCAAGGGTTTTAATCAGGCTGGTGAAGCATCTCAAAAAATGGGCGCTGGCTTTAAGAGGGCAGCTAACTCAGCGGCTATATTGACCGGGCCTCTTAATGGAATATCAGGACGGTTATCTTTTATAGCCTCTGGCCTGTCGAGCATGGGTATTGCTGCGGTCAGTGCTAGTGCTGGCTTTGCGGCAATAACGACAGTGCTCGCCAAGGGCATCATGGCGGCTGCAAAGTATGAATCTGAAATGGGTCGTATCTCTGCGGTACTCAATTCCACAGGTATGGCTGCCGGACTAACAGCGCAACAAGTTGACGAGCTCGCTCAATCTATTGCTAGAGCGTCTTTGGCTTCTGTTCAGGAAGTACGGGACGCTTCGGTAGCGCTCCTTACTTTCAAAACTGTTGTTGGTGATACTTTTGAAAGAGCCATAACTCTTTCTCAAGACCTTTCAGTTGCGCTAGGGTCTGATATTAAGGGCGCTGCGCTACAGCTAGGTAAAGCATTAGAAGACCCTATCAAGGGACTTACTGCACTTACGCGCTCTGGTGTATCTTTTAGCGTTGCTGAATCTGACCTTATTAAGAAACTTGTAAGATCGGGGCAGTTACTTGAGGCTCAGGGAGTAATCTTAGATAAGGTTGCTGGTCAAGTTGGTGGTGCGGGTAAGGGCGAAAATGTTGGTCTTGTTGGTTCTGTTGATTCCTTGTCGGAGTCTTGGGACAACATGCTCATCAATATTGGTAAAACAAAAGAAATAGGCGGGTTTGTTGGTTTAATAATATCAAAGCTCGATGCAGAATTCCGTAAAATGAGCGGAACTGTTGGCCTTACTCTTCCTGAAAAAATGGAGCTTTTAAACTCCAAGCTAATAAATACCAATCAGTATATAGAAAAACTCAAAAAAAGTTTGGGAGAAGGCAATACATCTCAATTCTTAGAAAAGAAAATAGCAGAAGCTCAGTCATATCAGGATGAGATGGACAGCCTCACTCAAGAGGAGGAGGCTAGAGCGGCAAGAAAAATAGCTGCGGAAAAATTAGTTTCTGATAATGCTGCTGCTCAAGCGAAACTTCGCGCTGAGTTAATAACCAGTTCAGAGGCAGCAAAAAACCAAGAAATAAGAATGGAGACTTACAAACTCTCTGGTGATATTGCTAAAGCTGAAGAAATTAGGGTTAAGATTGCAAAGGATGCTGCTGCTGCTCAAATTAAGGAATGGGAAACTGCCGGTCTATTAAAAGCTGAAGCAGAAGAATTATATAATCAAAAAATACAGCTAATTGACGAACAGTCAAAACAAAGAATGAAGAAGTTGGTTAGTGATCAACTATCTTTGCAAGCAGACAAACTTGATCAGCAGGAGATTGCAGAGCTTAACTCTGAAGGTAAGTTTATTGAAGTTGAAGAGCGAAAGCTTTTAGCTGTAAAGGCAGCTATTGACGCTGAGTTATTAGCTCTTGAAGAGAAAGGCATCAAAAGCGAAGAAATTCAAACGCTATTTAATGAAAGAAAAATTCAAGCTGAATCAGAAACAGCAGCCGCTATTGCTAAATTACAAGCTGATGCTGCACCTAGTATTGATCTTCCTCCAGTGCCAGAGGGTGATGAAAGCGACTTTAATCCTTATGGCATGTTCAATGGTGATGCCTCTCAAACTGCGCTGGACATATGGACAACCTTTTTAAATGAAAAGTCTTTAATTAGTGCTGCTTTTGCTCAAAGTGATATTGATGCAGAAAGAGAAACGCAGCAACAAATAATGGATATTAAACTTCAGTATCGTAATGATCTTAATGCTCTCAATCTTGAGTATGAAGAGTTAGCCAAAGAAGCGAAGACAACACAACAAAAAGAAGAATTGAAAACTGAGTTTGATAACGATGTCGCCAAATTAAAGAATACGCGAGACTTGGGAATCAAAAAGGCAAATTTTGACGGCAAAATGAAAAAGGATGAAGCCACAAGAACCAAGAATTTTATGAAAGCTGGTTTTAATGAATTAGTAAAAAATAATAAGGCCGCTTTTAGAATAAAACAGGCTTACGATATTGCGGAAGCTGTCCAGAATACTTACGGGGCAGCTATCGGAGCATACAAGGCAATGGTGGGCATCCCTATCGTTGGCCCTGCTCTCGCGGTCGCGGCCAGCTCTGCTGCCCTGATTTTTGGAGCGATGCAAGTGAAGTCTATTGCTTCAGCCAAGCCGGGTGGAAGCGCAAGTGTTGGAGGGGGCAGCGCACCAAGCGCACCGTCAATTCCATCACCTTCTGCACCAGCGTTTGATGATCCTGAAGAAACAGCATTTGAACCTGTTGCTAGAGAGGTTAATTTATTCGTTGATGGTTCAATAGACCCAAGCGGTACTAGACGAATACTCGAAGCTGTCAATGAGCAACTTGGTGACGGTGTTAATCTTAACGTGGAGTTTGGCACATGAGTGGTTTGTTGCTTTGGGATAATTTGCTTGCTAAGGGTAATGGTATTGCTTACGGAAGTGTTCCGTCAGGGTGGTCAACTAGCGATAACATTGATGGATTTGAGCTTGAAAGATGTATAGATGGCCGCTTAGATACTTCCGCTAAAATCAATTTAGCCATTAACTTTGATCTTCAGCAAAAATACACTGGAACAATGAGCTTTTCGGGATCAACAGCAATAAGAACAA